CCCCGCAATGATGCACAGCGCGAACGCCACGCCCGACAGCCAGCAGCACCCAAGCCGCGCCAGCCGCCGCATGGCCTTGCGCATCTGGTATGCCTCCTGGAGCCGCGCCTGCCGCTCCTCGGTCGATTCCTCCGGCTCATACCCGAGCCGCTCTGCAAGATTGGTTCTCATTCTGCGTCCTCCTTCGTCTCCGGCAGGCGTTCTGCCGATTTCACCAGCGCCAGAATCCGCTTGTATTTCTTCACCTTTTCCCGGTCGCACTTTGCGAGGTGCGCAGCCCGTTCGGTCATTTCCTCGTTCTCAAATTTGGCTGCGGCGAGCGCTTCGGCCTCATTGTGGGTTGCGATCACAAGCAGCTCCAGCGTGCGCTTCAGCTCAAACCAATCGTCTCCGCTGAGAATCAGTTTCCGCATTCCGCTTATCCTCCTTTGCTTCCTGCATCCGCCTGACGAGCCGCGCCAGACGGGCGTTTTGTGTCACGAGCTTCTGCGCGTCCAGATCCAGCCCCTTGCGCTTGAGCCCGCCGATGATCTGCGCCGCCTGGCACTCGCAGACCAGCGCCGCCTCGATCAGATCATGCAGCTCCTGCGCATCCAGCGTCAGGGTGTAGGTCTTTACCTTCTCCATGCGTCAGCCTCCTATCTCTGTACCATCCACCGTGCCAGCTCCGTGAGCGACACCGTGTACTTGTTCCCGATGTGCCGGGCTGGGAACCGCCGGTCGGCCAGCAGCGTCCGCCGGTCGATGCCCAGCGCCGCCTGGCATTCCGTGATCCCGATCGCCGCCCGGCCCGGAAACATATCCGTCAGCAGCTCCAGCTGCGGCCGGTATCCTTCCAGCTCTCTCGGCATTTTCTCACGCCTCCTTCTTCTCGTTCATCAGCTTCGCAGGCTGCACCATAGCAGCCATGCCCTGCATAAAGATCAGCGCCTTCTCACGCATTTCCGGTGTAAGCTTGTTGATTTCCGCCGAGATCTTCTCGGCCTGCTGCTTCTGTTCCTCTGACATTGATCTCACCTCGCTATTGTCAATCGCCTCTGCGCTGTGCTATCCTTGATGCGGGAAGCGATGCGCAGGAGATTTTCATGGATATTCTTGATAGACTTGATTTAGAAATGCAGTATTCCGGCTCCATCGATAAGCCAGTTCCGATCTACTGTCCTGTTCACGGCAGGGCAGAAACGGTTTACTTTAACTTCACCCAATGCCCAAAACCGCCCGGTTTTGAGTTCGCCGCATGTGACAACTCCGAAAACGATCCAGAGTGCCTTTCCTGCTGCACCCGGGCCGAAGCCCTGTTCCAGCGTCTTTATCCCGGCCTGCCCCTTCTTCGTTCTTCGGACTGACGCCATTCCGACACGCAGCGCATCGCTTCCTCTGCCCGCGGCCCTTCAAGAAAGTCCCGCCTGTATGCACGGATCGTCTGCGCGTCTGTTCCCTCCCGGAACTCGCTTTCCCAGCAGTCCAGATATCTCTGTGCATCCTCGATATCCTTCATCGTCGCGCCCAACTCGCCCGCCGCTTCCAGAATCCGCTCGGCCAACTCCAGCGTCTTCGGCGCAGCCGCGCGCATATGCTCCTCACGCATCCACTGCCGGGCTTCTAAGTCCAGCACGTTCATCATTGATCTCACCTCGCTCGGTTTATTCTTTACTCATACAATAGCAGTCTTAAAGACTATTGTCAAGCATTATTTTATTCTTTAAGAATATTTTATATTGACATTTATTCTCCTCCGTGGTAACGTAGT